CTATCCGATCTCGTTTTCTCGATGCTCATCGTTCAAGCAGGCAGGAGGCGATCAAATTCAACGCAGGAGAGAGTTTTTCTCTCGGTTTGATCGTTGGTCCACCCATGCGCAGATCATCGCTCAAAGACGCTAAAAAACGCCTTCATGAGGATTGAAAAGAATGAACCACGAAGAACTAAGTTTTGAAGTTGCGTGTTTAGCTTCGTTGAATAAAACGCCTAAAGAGATCGAGGAATTTTTAGGGCTCGACGACTACACGATTCATAAAACGTATCACTCTCAGCTAATGCAGGGTTACAAGCTTTATTTCGAGACACATGAATGGAAAGCAAATATGAATTACAAGCGGGTGGCTTTCTTACAACGATTAAGACGAAGGTTGAACTATGCCATAAGGGGAGGGGTTGAATGAAGAGATTTTTACAAGCAAAAGGCAGACTCAAGATCGGTGAAATGAACCGAACCGAAGCCGCCTATCGAGATTACCTTGAACAACAGAAAAACGCTGGGTTAATTCTCAAATACTGGTTCGAGCGGTTCACATGGAAGATTGCCTCAAACCGATGCTCATACACGCCTGATTTTTTGGTCATGCGTCCGGATAAAACGTTAGAGCTTCATGAAGTTAAGGGGTCTCTGAGGATCTTCCAAGAAGATGCAAAAGTGAAATGCAAGGTCTGCGCTGATGAGTGCCCGATTCCGTTGTTCATCGTCACGCCGAAACCAAAGAAAGAAGGAGGGGGTTGGAATGTCGAGGCCTATTAGCATAGAGGGAATTGTTTTTTGGACTATGACTGTCTATGTCGCGACTTTTGCACTCCTATGGATCCTTCGATGGATCGAGGATTTTTTGGAGCCTCGAGATAAGCTCCGGAAAAAAGTGAAAACGCTGGTGCTGTCCACCTTTGGAATTGCTTATCTCTGCTGCTTGTTCAGCTATCTCAGGACTCTTGGATGACAGAAACAGAACAAAAACTCATTGATGACCTCAGACCTCGTTTGGACAACTGGCGCCGGGCATACCGTGACCGTGTTGTCAAAAATGTCTCAATTGCCTACGCAGTGGAGAGGGCTCTCGCACTGACGAGAAACAAGACGGATTTTTCTGAGGATTACACAGAAGATGATGGCAATAGCGGTTTAAGAGCCTGCGAAATCGACATGAAAGATGCGGACTTCCTTAACTTCGTTTGGCAAAACTTCTCGGCGCCGGGAACCGAAGTTCTCTCCATCGGAACCCATGGTCTGAATGTCCGGACAGCGAAACTGATTGTGCTGCTATACGTGTTTGGCTCCCAGTCTGCATTGAGCAAAGCAGGTAAGCGAATCTGGAACATCAAACGAAGAAAGCTTGATCGGTGGACTGAAGATGCCTTGTTATTTTTCGCTTTGCGAGTTCGGTATTTTGAACAAATCAACGAAAGGAAGGTTAAAAATGCGACTTGATTGGAGTCTAATCAGAACGATTCTCGCTCACGTTGAAGCTGAGACGATTCAGGAATTTCTGCAGGATGCGGATAGCATTTCTCAGTGGAGAGAGGGACAGCTGCTTTCTGAACGTTTGGAAGATAAGCAGAATCCAGCTCAAGCGGTTGTTTTACGTCATATCAAACTTCTTGCCTCAGCGAATTACATTGAAAACATTGAAATCAAGGAAAGCGCTGACGGTTACTTTAGTTACGCATGTACCGGCGCTCCAGAGATGACCCTTGAAGGCTATTCGCTCCTTGAATCTCTTCGAACTGATAATTTCATAGGAAAGCTAAAGAAATACGCTAAAGAAAAAGGTGTTCCGTTGACGATTGAAAACGTTATTGAACTGGCGAAAATTGCGTTGCCGGCATTGGTTAAAATAGATTGAACAATGGAGGGGTTATGGTAAGAGACTGGCAGATTGTTAAAGAGATTTTAATAAACGTTGAAAACAATACATTGCACGAGTTTTTTTCTGAAAAACGATATGAGGATTTAATAACCGACACTACCCGTGACGATGCAAAAACGATAGTTTTAGGTCATTTTGAAATCTTGCTAGATGCGGGAATCCTTAAAAACGGGCAAGTAACGCGACGCTCGGATGGGAGTTTTGGATATTGGGATTTTCAAGGTGTGTACATATCGATGTCAGGGCATGATTTGCTTGACGCTTTGCGAGATAAAACCATTTGGGAAAAAATCAAAGGAATGTCAAAAAGAAGCGGCGTATCCCTCTCATGGGAGTTCATTAAAGCGGCAATACCCGTCGCAATTCAACAGGCACTTAAAAATGTTTCTTAAGATGAACCTATTTATTTTTTCTCGGAGTATCGCTATACTGACCTCGCTGTTGAACAACAGCGCGGGATTGGCGTCCCGCCTTTCATCTGGCGATCAGTCGCCGTAAGGCGTTTTTTTTATGGCTGATTGCTTCCCTTATTAGGGTTTATATGATGTCCAGAATTTGGACACCATGTCTTTAATGAGTGAGTTCTTCGGGGTATCGAAAGATACACCGTCACCAGATGAACGGTACGCCAACCCGCAGGACTCACTCTCCCAATTGGCGTTGGCAGAGCGAGATTAAAACTCATCTGGAGACTTTTATGTCTAACGCTTTAACTTTTTCATTTGAGAACTCTCAACTTTCTGTCCTTGGGGACTTACTCAATCCTCTCTTTATTGCTAAACAAGTTTGTGATCTACTAGGATTCGGAAATTCACGTCAAGCTCTTGAAACACACTGCGACCCCGAAGACGTTTGTAAAATCGAAATACTCGACCGCCTCAACCGCAAGCAGTTAGTCAACTGCGTAAACGAAAGCGGCCTGTACGCCTTGATCTTCGGCTCAAAACTTCCAAAGGCAAAACAGTTCAAACGCTGGGTCACAAATGAGGTCTTACCGGCTATTCGCAGGGCCGGACGCTAC